CATAAGCCGGTCGCATGAAAGGATGTGGCGGATTCTTTTTGGTTCCGTACTCCACGGCGAACGGGTAGAAGTAACGCTGGTTTACTTCCTTACCGCTCTTATTCTTTTTCTTTCTCTTGCTGTAAGTAACCAGTTGCTCTGCGTTCTTGAATCCAACCCGAAAACCGACACGACCGCGCTTTCTTTTTAGTGCGATGATTCCCAAACTCTTTTTCATCAACCCAGTATCGACCGGGGCCAAGCCGCGCGTCGTGTTGAGAATTGACTTTGAACCATATCGCAACGCTGTTCGGATAATCTTGTTAGCAGCAGTTTTACCGATGCTGTCAAACAATCTTTCGATTGCCTGCAATCCAGTGACTTCAATGCTTGCTTTGAGTGCCATTTACAATGCTTCCTTACACCACAACTCCAACTCCACGTTAAAACTACCGGCATTTTTCACCGCTGTAATTTCAAGGGTTCGGCTGCTTCCTTGTTTCGGGACAACTCGCATTTTGCTGGTGATGCCCGCCACGTATCGCGTCTTGATGATGCTCGTAATGTCCGGTTGCACCTGCATCGCGTTCCAAAACTCGCGGCCCGTTGTTATTTCCTCGCCGCCCCAAACTTTGGTGAATGGCTGCCAGTCCGCAATTCGATGCCCGCTGGCACTCTTGGCTATTCCCACATCGCGCAGTATCGTCATGCGAAACGGAAAGTCCCCGGCAGCGGATTTCTTCGGCATCGACATTACACACGTCCGTAATCCTCTAGGCTCAAAAGGCTATCGAACATCGGCAATTCGCTTGTGGCACTTCCGATGTTCACCGGCTCACGCACGCGGTACAAATACGCCGCCACGCTCAGGATGTAGGTTTGCAAGTTTGCGGGAACGGCACTCGCCTGCCCGTAACCCGCAACGCATTGAATCGTGACCGCGTTTTTTTGGTCGCGGGCTGTTGGCCACACGTCTCCCCATCGTGGCGTGATGCGTCCCGGCTCGCTGTAAATGTCCACTTGGTAATCACTGGTGGCCATTGTCGTGGTTGTGCCATCAACCGCTTGCACGTAGCCGATGCTCGATACGCTTTGCAACGGTGGGCGGGGAACATAAATCGCCGCGGCCATGTTGTGACGCGTGGCCTGCGGAAACTCATCAAGCGATATTCGCAAGGTCTTCGTAATGATCGATCGGTCCAGTTTCTTTTCCGCTAACCGCGTGGCCGCTTTGATGTAGGTATCCAGCAAGCCGTCTTCAGCATTTCCGTCAATGTGCGCGTGCAGTTTCAGCGTCTCCACGCTAACGGGAGTGTCGGCTGATTCGGAAACGACTGATACCGCAAAGCTCACGCTCGCACCTCACGCATCCGTGGCCGTCGCTGGGCACGTTCCGGCGCACCAGCAACGGCGGTTGTTTCGAGAACCGCGCCATCAACGAACGTCGCGTACTTCGCCGCTACGAGTTGTCGCGCCTCCACTTCGGGGAGGTCGATGACCGAACCGGCAGCCGCCGATAAATTCGCCCCAGCGTAATTGCTTTTGAGTTTGATTTTCATTGAACGATTGCCGTAAAGGTTCCACTGGTGCCGGTACTCGCGTTGCTCACTGTGACTTTTAGCCGCTCGTTGGCCAGCACAAACGGCACGCCCCCCGTTGTGCTGCCGCCGGTCGTGCTTTGAATAGCCTGCCGCGGAACGTAGGAATTGAAGCCAGTAAAGTTGACTAAATCCAAAACCGTTTGCGTGGTGCCCTCAATCGTCACCGTCACATCGGCGTTAGTCGTGAACGGGGTCGAGCCGGGATGGTAAACGATGTTGATTAAGGAACCATTGAAAAAGCCCTCGCTGGGAATGTACCCAGTAGCTCCGCTCGTATTGTCGGTGGTCAGTGTCAGACTTTTTTTAACGGTGTATGCCATGAGTTCACCCGAAGTGATGTTGGTGCCAGTAGGTCATATCATCTTCCGCACCGGCCAAAACAATGCTTTGCACTTCCTGGCCGTTAAGCTGCTCGCGTAATTGGCCAATCGCTGCCTCGCACTGTGCCGAACGCTCCAGCAAGTCTTCTCTTGCTTTGTCGTATTCCTCGCCCACGCCAACCACAGCCATCAGTCGGTTGTTGTAGTACGTGGCGTGCCGCTGCAATCGAGCGAGGTCGAACTTCAGCTTGGTAATGTTTTGGCTAACTTCCTTTTTCTTTTTGGAAATGTCGCCTTCGCGGGCCTTGTGCTTTAACCGCATCGACTGCGGGGCAGGGGTGAAAGCGTAATCAAAGGCTGTTTTGCAAAGGTCGCTGTTGCTGTGAATCGTGACCGAAATACCACGCCCGGCCGCAACGCCAATCCAGTATTCGCATGACGGGCGTTGGTGGGCGTATTCACTGCGCAAGCCCTCGCCATGCTGCGCCATATCGACGCCCCACAAGCCAACTTCCGACGCACCTTCATGGATTGCCAGTGCCAACATCCACGCAACACTGTTCGTGTAATAGTGACTTGGCTCGCCAAGCTCATTGCGAACTAGCGGGCCAAATGCTCGTTTGATTTCCTGTCGCGGATACACAACGGAACATGGAATTTGCGATGCCAGTTCTTGGGTGTAAATCGGTTTGCCGTGTTCACTTCCAAGCCATTTCTTGTACGGTTCATTCCACCGGCTGAAACCCGATTCAAGGTCGTGCAACTCGAACCAGCGGTCCCATCGCGGGCAATCGCCGGTGTTTAACGCCAAGTCAGATAGCCCCCAAATTTCCCACTGGTCATCCTGGTATGGGGCCAGCGCCCGGCTACTAGGTGCCTTCCCAACAATCGCAATTTTCTTCATGCTTCGCTCCTGGTTAGCGAATAGGTTTCGTTCCGGTCAAACAATAAACACCTGGAATTCGGTACGGATAACACGCGCAAAACATCCCTAGCGATTGCATCGCTTCGGAATACCACTCGCACGATTTGAAGTAGCGCGGCATCTCTTCCGCGATAACCAAATTCGGTGCAATCGCCTCTTCTGGTGTGCCTTGAACAATGATGTGAAAGAGCAATCCGCCTTCACTCAAAAGCCGATAAGATTCGGCTAGCATCGGCATCGGGTCTTCAAAGTGTTCAAGCACGCCAATCGAATACACACAATCAGCCGAGTAATCCGGCTCGCCGGTATCGCAGCAATCGGCGACGATACATTGCGGTGGCGGCAGTCCGCACTTGGCAAAGTTGTGCCGCGCCAACCGCAGCCCACCTTCGGCCAAGTCAACGAGAGTTACATCGCAGCCTTTGGCGGCAAGGTACTGTGACGTTGTGCCACGCCCTGCGCCGAGTTCAAAGAACCGCGCGTCAACCCGTAACCCTTGGGCCAGGTTCCAAAGGTCCGTGAAGTACGCGCGGTGGTTTCGCTGATGAACCGTGATCGGCTCATCGGGGGTGTACAGCATGGCATGGGGACCAGTAGCAATTTCTTGCCACTCTTGGTCCCATGCCTGCCATTCACCGGGGATTGAGGCTAGTGCCTGGCTCACTTTATCACCCCAGTTTTTAGGTTGAGACAATTCCCAAATTGCGAATCACGTCCAAGATGGAATTGACCGTTCCACCAAGGTTGTTGATCGCCGTAATCGCACCGGCAAGGCTGGACGTTGCGGCCGTGGTCGCGTTGCTAATCGCCCCCTGAATGGACGAGTTGAACGTGATTTGGCCACCAGTCTCCACGTCGATGGTGTTGCCACCCTGCTTGCGCGAAATCTTCCCGTTGTAACTAGGCATCGGTTAGTCGCTCCGCATTAGGTGGTGGGGGAAATGACCGTCAGTTCACCAGCAACGTGAGTGCTGGCGTTGGTGGTGGGACCAACCCGCACACCATACGGCGTGGCAATCACCATGCCGACGTTGGCAGTGCCGGTGGAATTGACCACGGTTCGCAGGTAACGATAGGTCGGCTTCACCAAGTCGATCTTCATAACCGACGCGGTTTGCGTACTCGCCAGCGTGACCGTCGAACTGTTGTAGCTCGCGTTGGCGAACGATGCCGTGGCGGTCGATGCCGACACTTGCAGCGTGAACGAAACGGAGCTTGTGGTGTTGGCGGTAACGTGCCGCAGCATCACACCTTCGCAGTTGTGCAGCCCCAGGTCCAAAATGGACGAGGCCGTTGTGGTGCAACCCGTGGTGTAGGTGTGCAGCACAATGTCTTTCGTGTTTTTCGAGAGGTTCATGGTCTATTGCACTCCTAAAAATTAGCCAAGGGTAACGCGGGAGAACGCTTCGGCAAGCACCGGCATGCCGTCCACTTCTTGACGGCCGATGAAGCCGACCTGGTTGTTTTCGGCGTAGAGTTCATCGAGCCGTTGCAGGCCCATGCTCTTCGCTTCGGCAATCCAATACTGCTTGAAGTCGCCAATGATGCCGACGTACAGCCCACTCGTGAAAGTGTTGGGGGCGTACTCGCTCATCGCATACGGCACTTCCAAAATCGTGTCGGGCGTGCCACCAAGGCCAGCCTGCCACAGATATTGGCCGTTGCCGTCCTTCAGCTTGCGGATGTTGCGCACCGCGTCACGGTGGAACACCCAGCGGGTTGAAGGCGAATTCATGTACTGCGCCTTCAGGTTGAACTTGGCGTTAATAAGACCGTCAGCGGTGATCGCCGTGCCGGTGTTATCCGTCGAAACGTCGCGCGAAGTCGGGATGCCGTCGTTGCTCGCGGTGAACACGCCCAAAGGCTGGTTCGATCCGCTGCCGGTCAGGAATCCTTTTTCTTCGGTAATGGCGAACTTGTAGCCAAGCCGCTGCGTGACCAACGCTTCCGCGCCCATCGAAGCACGCTCCAACAGGGTACGGCTCACCTTGATGCGCTTGGCCAGCGGGTGCGGCGTCAGCTTGCGTTTGCCGAACGCCATCGTCGAATCTTCGCTGCCGGTTTGGATTTCGGCGGTCCAATTCGCGTCGGCCGGGTCGGCTTCGAGCGAAGCAGCACCCAGGCTTTCGGCCATGCTGAGCTGGTACACCGTCGCCAAACCGCGAATGAACACGAGGTCATCCACGAACTTGACGAGCGAAGTCACCATTTGTTCCGGCATTTGGAGGTAGCCACCGGACACGTCCGAATCGGCGGACAATGCACGGAATTCATCGGGGCCGGTCATTGCCAGCCGCGACAAACCTTGCCGCATGTAACCGCTGAAAGCCGAGCGATATTCGTCGCTGGCAAAGCGGTTCTTGGTTTTGTTGGCGGGGGCCAGCGGTTCCGGGTTTTCCGGCTTGTCGGGCTGGCTGCGTCGGCCGCGACTGCGGGCAAGTTCCCGCTCTTCGTCGGCCAAGAATTTCGAGCGACGTTCGGCCGCTTCGAGTTCGTCGATCTGGCTGCGCAGTCCATCAACTTCGTTGGTGATTTCGTCGAACTGCTTGGCCTCTTCGGCGGTCATCGACCGCTTTTCGGTGGTGGCTTTGTCGTTGAGGGCCTTGGCTTGCGCCCACAGCGTTTGCCGTTTCTCGCTGAGTTCCTTGATAGTCATTTCGCTTGACTCCGTGTTAGAGCCGGTAGCGAAATGCCGTTGCGACTAAGAGTGCGGGCAATACACCACCGGCAAGGGTCTTGGGGGACACTTGCAAGCGGCTTTGCCCGCGAAGGCGTGTCAAAGCACACTTATGAGCGGCGCACCGTGCAGCAACGGCTGCGAGAGAATGCGCGGCTGAAAGTAAGTTGTTGATGTCGGGTTTTCACCCGACGATTACACTCTACGTTGTTGCCGTTGTTGTTGGCAATGATTTTGTATCAAACTTGTTTTCGTACTTACGAACCGTGTTTACGCTCACGCCCAACATTGAGGCGATTGCACGAATTGATAGCGGCTCTTCCGACTTGCGCAATGCCGCAATCTTTTGCCGCAAGCTCCACGGCAGCGGGGTTCCACGATTAGCCATTCCCTAGCCCCTTTCAAATATGCGCGGATACACCGGATGATCCGCGCATCCGTAACGCAAGTGTGGGCACGGGCAAAAAGTCCGCCGATAGCCGTTGTTTGGTTCAGATTCGACGGCATCTCGCACCACGGTCGTTGCTGGCTTGCCGCATGTATCGCACACCCGCAATTCTTCCTGAATCCGTTTCTCAATCGCCGCTTCCGCTAACTCAATCGCCTCTTTCGCGTACCCGCCGATATGCGGCGTGATAATCAATCGGTCGGGATGCTCGTTCGCGTAGGCAAGCAATTCTTGATTGATGCCGTCGTACTCGCCGCACACCACGTCTAACGCTGCGCCGGCAAGGTGCCCGCTGCGTAGGCTGGCAAGCAGCGCCGCCTCATCCACCACCTGCCCCCGGCTGGTGTTGACAAAGTACGCTCCTGGCTTCATGGCAGCGAAGAATGCCGCATTGCACATACCACGGCTGGTATCGTTTAGATCGACGTGCATTGTCACGATATCGAGTTCACTTAGTGAAAATATGCCAGCCGGTTCCGGGAAATCTCCGTTACCTCCAAGCCTTGTGCTGGTCGCTTCTATTGCCCCTTGCCCACGAATAAACGGCGCAAGCATTTCCGAGACCATACTACCAATCCTGCCGTATCCAATTATGCCAACAACCATTTCGCTTAGTTCCCGCCCCATAAACTGCGTGCGGTCCCAGCCACCACCGCGAACATGATTTGCTGCCACAGGAATCTTGCGAACCAGCGACAGAATCAGCCCGACAGTGTGTTCCGCCGTGGCCGTGATGCGTGGCAACACGTCGGTATCACGCAGCGAAAGTACCTTGATGCCCCGCCGCCCGCACTCGGCTAGGTCGATATGGTCCAACCCGGTGGCCGGGCAGCCAATTACCTTGACCGGCCCGATCATATCGAGGTACTCGGAATCGACCCGCCGCGACAATCCGACAACGGCATATTCACTTACAGAACCCATTGGTAATCCTTTTCAATGTATTTGCGGAACAACGCCTCAGCGATAACTAAATCATGCGGCTCGTCGATGTTGACGGCTCGCTCTGGCGGAATCTCGACAGCGCCAGGAAGTTCGCCGCACAAACTTCCCGCGTCGATGATATGCCGCTTCGCCATGTATACCGTGCCGTCGCGGTGGTACATCGCTTTGAGTTGCGAGCGCTGCGAATTGTGGAAAGTATCGCCAATCGTTCGCCCGTCGCCAAAGCACCACGCCGGATGCCGGTCGCTGCATCGCACGGATGAGCAAACCGAATCGTGGCCAATGCCCATCAAAGTAAAAGCGCACTGTACATCGCTTTCCAATCGCAGCGGGTTCGTTGGTTGCAGGCAAAGTACAGTGTCACGCTCGCTGTACATTTTTTTGGCATGTTGCAACACGCTAACAGTCGATGCCGTGTGGTTAGCCAACTCCGCAGGCCGGCGAATAGCATCGAACCCAAGGTTCATCGCATGCCAATAAATTTGCTCGCTATCGGTAGATACCACGGCGTTTAACTTGCAACGCTTGGCAATGTTCAACGTGTAATCAATCAGCGGTCGCCCGCAGAACATAGCCATCGCTTTGTTCGGTATCCGCGTGCTGCCACCACGGGCCGGGATAACGGTCAGGACTCGCATTGCACACCTGCGCTTTCGATAATCTGTTGCGGCCAACCGCCCAGCAGTTTTGCATTGTTGGTAACGCAATGTCCTCCAATTGGGCCATCGAAATGCTTTAGAACGTACTTGCAAAACTCTGGATTGCCCATTGCCGCATAGCCTGCGTTGTACGTTTCCCCGGCATGACGATAGACAACATCGAAGTCCACTCCCATTTGCTGGCAGGCTTCGTAAATCGTTTTCTCAAGTGCAATGTTGACGCCGTAAATCGTGGTGTCCCACAGCTTGAGCATCTCGGTCGTTTCCTGCTGTGACACACAATGCACCTTGCATTGCGGAAACAACGCCGCCGCCTCTTCGGCTAGTTCGCCGCCAAAGTATTTGACGAATACCCGCAGGCTTTCCAGTAGGTGCGGATGTTTGCCGCGCACCGGCGAATGCACCGCGTCACACTTCCGCGAAGTACCAACGGGCACCGTGCTATGGATTACCACGAGCGACGGGCTGAACTGCTGCCGGTAGCTCGCCACCGCCTCGCAGAATCGCTCCGAGTACGGGAAGCAGATATGAACCACGTCGTATTTGTCGCACGGTGCGGGCTTGCCTAGGTCGCACGAATCGGCACCCAGCAACGCCGCCACCGCACTACCAACCTCACCGCACCCGATAACTAGCTGTCTCACTGGCGTACTCCGTTCAAAAGGAATGAAACCACTTGCTCACTTACGGTTCCGTCGCCGTAAAGGCTACTTGGCTCGGTGGTTCGCCCAACAGATAACTGCGATTCGATGCAGGCTCTAATGTTCGCCGCGTCACACGATGTTTGCATGACATTAGCGCCGGTCTCGCGGCCGTTCTGCCGACTACCCACCAGCACAACCGGCGTGCCGAAGAATGTAGAATCGCGCACGAATGACGAACTGTTGCCGATTGCACAACGAGTATTGGCCAACTTCGCCATGTAATCCCGTGGTGCAAGATTCTTGTACGTTCTCAGCCAGTCTCGTGGCTTTTTTAGGAACGTCCGAGTCTCCTGGTGAATCTCATCGCTGCCGGGGTCGATGTTTGGCCAAAGCAAATCAACCTCGTGCGGCACATCCTTGATCGCATTGAGCAAAGCCCGCATTTGCGTTCGCTTGTCGGCATGCTCGGTTGTGTTCGGATGAAACGAAACCAACAGCGGGCCACTTGGCTGGCCGTCTTCATCGAGGTCGGCAAATACTTCCGCCGCTAAGTCGCTAGCTGGACAGCCCACTGCCACGATACCATCGGGCTTGCCGGTCATTCGCCCCACCGCTAGCGCCGCCGCTTCGGTTGCGGGTACGTGCCAAGTCGCCATTGCCGTGATTGCGTTTCGCGTGCGGTGGTCAACGCACTCCGAAGTTTCGCCGCCCTGGAAGTGCATAATGGGAATGTTCATCAAGTGTGCCGCCGCTGCTGCGCCTAACGCCTCATAGCGGTCCCCGATCATCAACAGCATATCGGGTCTTAACCGCTCTAGCGTGTGCGCAAACAGCGGCATAACGCTACCGCACGCGCATGCCATCGCTAGGTGGCTGTTGCCCTCGTGTTCGTGGCACAACTCGGCATCAACCGCAAATCCATCGCTGCGAACCAAATCGACGCAACGCCCGAAGCGCGGCAACGACATAGTACCAGCACAAACAACTTGGAGAGTCAATTGCTCGCACTCGGCAATAGCCTCCATCACCGGCAACAGCCTGCCGTAGTTGGCTCGGTCAACCAGTAACACGCATACTTTCACGAAATGTTCCCCATGAAAATGCTTCGCATCGAAGATAACTCCGATGCCATTTTGTCTTTATCTACACTGCCCATCCGTTCGACAAATCGCACACCTTGAACCAGTTGCCGCAATTCATCAATCGTGATGCTTGCAGGCACGTCCGGTCCCCAACATTCTTTCGACCAGCAAACATGAACCTCGCTCATCGAAGCATCTTCATAGGCTGCGATGATGCTCGGCCATATCGTGCCGCTATGGTCCGACAGTCCCACGGGTTTTCCATGCCGCCGCAAGTCGCGCATGGCGTTGATGCCGATACGTTCCGGTAGGCATGGGTACTCGGAAGTGCATTGCAGGAGCGTTGGCGACAAGCCATCGGCAACCTTAACGGCCGATGCAATCTCTTCGCTGGTAGACATACCGAAACTCAGCACCACTTCATGCATTCGGTGGCGGGTAATTGCCTCAACAATATCCGTGTTGCCCGATACCCCAGAACCCAACTTCCAGAAGTCCGGTTCGCATTCAGCATTAGCCAGCCACGCCACTGAGCTGGCCGCGAACACCGACAAGCCAAACTTAACTTTGTGTTTATGACACTCCGCACGAATGCTGCGCCAGCCGTGTAAATCGAACGCGGTACGCCGCCAATAATCTTGCCGCGTCTTATCCTGTGGGAAGTTCGTACCGCTGCGAAAGCACGAGACGCCATCGCCGTAGTGACACTGGAATTTAACGGCATCGGCACCGGCGTTTGCACACGCCCGAATGTAGGCCAATGCCGTGCCCAGGCAACCACCGTGAGATAATCCAACTTCAGCAACAATCTTCATACAAGCCTCCTGGCGGTAGTGTGATGCTTGATGCCAGATAGATACCACGGCTGCTCAATGTCGCAATGAACGCCGTACTCCAAGTGATAATCTTTATAGTAATGCTCGCATTCTTCCCATGCTTTATCGAATGCGCGGACACTAGAAGCACGAATATCAAACATCACAACCAATGGTGCGTTGCCCTCAGTAACCATCAATCCGGCATCCAAGCAAGCCGCCGTATCTCCGTTTGGCAAGCGATTACTTGGCCCATCGACATACAATAAATCAGGCCCCATCCAATCGTGCCTTATCCTGTACCGGCAAGTGTTGCCGTCGAAAACAACTGGCGCAATTACCGCCTCGTGTTTGTCGTAGCTTGGCAAGTTGCTCTTGACTTTTGAATAGAAGTCCTCGTTTTCTTCCACCGTAATCAGCTTGCAGCCGTATTGAATTTCATGCCTATAACGCTCGGCATAATGCAAGAACACCGCCGTGGTGCAGCCAGCGCCAAGCTCAACAATCGTGCGCGGCTTGTAGCGAACGAGCGCATCCCACAACTCAAGCAGCTTGAGCGGGTAGATATGCCCCCACGAAAGCCCTGCGGCAACGTGCCGCTCGCAATACTGCCACACTTCCGGCAGTAGCTTCGGCAGCGCATGGCGCGCGGCATCGCACTTGGCTTGATAAATTGCTGAGAGGATACCTTCGTTTGTTAGCCGCGGAGTAGCCGCAGGCGGTTCTCCCGCAACCGCTGCTCCGCTTCCAACGCAGCCTGGCTCTCGCGTTGTTGCTGTTGTTCCCATGCTTCCAATGAAGTGAGTGCTGGCTCAAGCACCGAACGGAGCGCAAGCTCCGTGCTGTCGGGATAAGCCGGGGCACCAGTTAGAGTTACCTCAAACAAATCAAGAGAATGTAGCTCCCGCAAAAGCTCGTCATTCTCCGTCCGAATCCAAGTTTGGTCGCTCGGCTTCGCGCGAAAACCGAAAGACCAACCGCTTAAATCGCCACGTCGAATTTCCTTGATCGCATCCATTCCTACGGTTGTGTCTGGCGGAGTAATTTCGACGTACAGCCCGCGCTCATCTTGCGTCAGCTTTAGCGTTCCCGTTGATCGCCGTCCCAGCTTGTGGTTTGGCGAATGCTCAACAAAAGCAAAAATGTCTTCGCCGCTGGCCAGCGTGCGTGAAAACGCTCCCGGCGCAACACGCTCCCGCCACCCGTTCGACCGATTCTCGGTTCGGATTAACTTGCTTAGCTTTCCAAACATTGCGGCGTAGCCAACAATGAGCGGCGGGCCTTCGGCGGGGCCGTCCACAACGCGAAGTTCACCGCTAAACGTACTGCGAATTTCTTTGTCCTTCATGTCGATACTCCTAAAATCAGGGTAAGTTCCTTGTCAACCAATGAGCTTGCACCGTCCTTTTCCCAAGACACGGCACACCGCTCTACAGCGTCCCCGAAACTATCGGGTGAAACGCCAGCCACTTCCAGCAACTCAGCCCTGGCTTTCTCTGTTCGCATCCTGGCAATGCGTTCCGCTTCCTTCTCTGGCGTTCGGTTCGGTGCCAACGTGGATTGCACCGCCCGCAACGAGGGAAGCAACTCATCGGCAAATAGCGGTTCATGCTCCGCGTAAAACTCATCGACCCACGCCAAGAACCTTTCCGGCTTGTTCGCGGCCCGGCGTAATGCTTGGGCTTCCTTGCGAATCAATCGCCCAGCAATCTGCACCATCACGCCACGATGGGCGATGATCGCAGATTCGCGGTTGAACGTGCTTCGCTCTTCCGGCTCGTTGTCTTCTTCCCTTTCAGTTTCCGGTTCGGGCTTTTCACCAACCGGCTCGGCTTCGGGTAGCCGCCCAGCATTTTCAACGGTGGTCATGTTCAGCGGCACGAAATGCTTTTTGCCCAAACCATCCGGCAACGGGTTGCGATTTTCAATCGACCGCCATTCGTCAATGTTGATCGCACCGTTTTGGAATTGAACTTGCAACGCCTGGGAGCGTGCCGCCGTATCGCCACGAAGCAACGCATCAACTGAATGCTCCGCGAAGTATTCATCGAAATCTAAATCGGACAGCAGTTTGCGGTTAATCTCTTGCTCCCAAATTACAAGCAATGGCATTAACGACAAGGTGACGAACTCTATGTACTGCTGCTCTATGTTGCTGTAAGTTGCACGTCGCAAATCGCCAATTAAATTCGACGGAACCCCATACCACCTAGCAACCTCCGCTACGTTGTGTTCCCGCGTTTGCAGGAATTGCGAATCTTCGGGGGAAAAACCTAGCGTCATCGCTTCCGCGCCTTCAGACAGCAACGCCAGCTTGTGATGGTTACTTGGTCCCTGGTGAATCTCGTTCCACTCGCGGCGGAAGTTTTGGCGGGCCGTATCGCTCAACTGCTTGGGATGTTTGATGATGATGCCCGGTCGCGCGCCGTTACCGAAGAACGAGCTACCGTGCCGCTCGGTTGCAATGCCAAGTCCAATCGACTCGCGGGCATTGGCGATAACGCTTTTTCCGCAAACACCATCGTCGCTAACAACATTCGGAACATGCAAAATGTCGTTTTGAGGGAATTCAACTGCCGAACCACTGTTATTTTTAACTGTGTAATATAACTGGTCATCAGAATCGTAATGGCACTCAACCCGACTGGGGTGAATTGGCCACAGCGCCACCGGCAACCCAGCGCCGTTGCGCTCGATTTCCGCATACGCATTTCCGTAATTAACCTGAAACTGAACTCGGCTCGAACGAAACATAACGCTTGTCATTTCCGGGTTCGGTCGGTCGTGAATCAGCCGATACACCGGATGCGTGCGGGCCTCTTCCTTGCCGCCACCAGCGAGGCGGCGATATAGCTTCAGTGGAAGCATTGAGCATGAGCTAGACAAAAGCCGAGTGGCTGCCCACACGGCTGAATACTTCATCGCAGACCGTTCGTCAACATGCACACCAGCCGACACCATTGAATCGCCAAAGTACGCAC